TTTGTACCATCCTGCAAATATCCGGCATATGAAGCCATAGAATCCGCATATGCTGTTACCGATATGCCGGAATATGAATTCCCTCCATTCATTCTCACTCCAGTCTTCCATGCCCTCCGAAGAAATCCACTTCTTACTCCAGGTGGATTCCCCGGAGCTGAAGGACTTGGATTGGTGAGAACTTCAATCGCGCTATTTCTCATTGCATTCGATACACGGAACGCCTTTCCCATTGTTTGCTGATTTACCTCTCTTACGGCCTCTTTCACCGCCTGACGAATAGATTCAGATGCATTTCCTGCTGTCATCTTAAATCATTCCTTTCTTCTGCATAATAAATTGTCGCTACACCAAGTCCTCCGGCATCATCTACAACAAGTACAAGAAACATTCTCTCGCCCATAACAAGAAGATCTCCTTTTCTTGCCAGCGGACTTCCTTCGCTTACAATCGTATGCGTAAGCGAATGCTGATTTTGATCCCATAAGTGCTTTTTCCTTTCACTGTCATCTGTATCAGCTTCCGCCAACACACCGCTTATCAAATCTCCTGTATCCGTATAGCCTTTAATGGGCAGTCCAATCTCAGAAACATCATTCTTCATTCTTTTTACAAGAAAATCCTTGTACAAATTTCCTGGTCGAAGATACATCATTTCATCTGCCCTCTTTCTCCATTGACATCATTCCGGTATAAAAATAAGGGCTTCCATAGGAATCCCCTTGCATTTTAATTGCTGATTCAGACAGGCAGCTCTTTGATATGGATGCTTTTAATTTTTCATACTCCTCTTGCCACAGTTTTGCCCTTGCTCCAAATTGAAGCGACAAAGGTCCTGTTTGGGTATCTGGTTCGTACGAAAACCGTCTAAAAATAGACTCTATGCAGGCAAGCTTTGCTCTCTTCCAGTTCTTGTTCATCTCCAATAATGCCTCATATTCCTCATCTGATAGTGCAGAAGTTTTCTCACGCCCCTCCACCATGGTATCTCCGAGTTCAAAACGCATAAGGTCTTTTCCTCGATCAGACAGTTTTGACGGATCGTAGGTATAGGTGCCAGCCATCACTCATCACCTTCGCTTTCATCCGCTCCTTCCTCGGCGGTAAGCCCGGAGGCTGCAGCCTCCGTTGCTTCTTTTATTGCTTTTCTTGAATCGCATGCGTTCAAAAGAATCAGGATATTCTCGGACGCAATGCCTTTAATCGCTTCTTTCGCTTCTGCCGGGCTCATTTGCATTATTTCTACAGCAGAGCATATCTGCTCTTCACTCAAATACAATGTCATGTTTCCGTTTTTTTGTCTTATCGGTACGCCGAATTCGACTTCTCCT